AACCAGGCTCTTTATATTTTGGAAATGGAAGGTTATCCGATTTATGGAGGTGGAGTTCCACAGGTTACTAATCCTGGAAAACAGACAAACATAAAAGTAATCTGTCCTCCTGGAACAGAGCATAAGGATATTTATAATTATGAGGATGTACATTCTGTAAAAGATTATATTTCTTATGATGGTGGTGAATCTTTTAGAAAAGGCTTTGAATACCCTTCTAGTATGGATTCTAATCGACTTGCAATCAGATACAAAGAAGATGGTGGTATTAACAAAGATGGTGTTATAGAACTTCGTAGAGGAGTCCAGGATTTATCATTAGGCGATTCGCATTACGCACAGGTTCGAATAATGGTAGATGGAAAGAAATATCTAAAGGGAATGGCTGTCTATTCTGATGATATGCCAGATGGAGTTGATGTTATTTTCAATACAAATAAATCAAAATCTGTTCCTAAAATGGAAGTTCTTAAGGACATTAAAAATGACCCAGATAATCCTTTTGGTTCTTTAATAAAGGAACACGGCGGTCAAAGTTATTATAATGATCCAAAAGGAAAGTATACAGACCCCGTAACTGGAAAGAAACAGAGCTTGTCTTTAATCAATAAGAGAGCCGAAGAAGGAGATTGGGGGGAATGGAGTAAAACACTTCCATCTCAGTTCCTATCAAAACAGAGTCTATCTCTTATTAAAAAGCAGTTGGGTCTCGCAACAGCAGATAAGCAATCCGAATTTGATGAAATTTGTTCATTAACTAATCCTACAGTAAAGAAAACTTTATTGAAATCCTTTGCTGATGATTGCGATTCAGCGGCTGTGCATTTGCAGGCAGCGGCATTACCAAGACAAAAATATCAGGTAATACTTCCATTGACAACCATTAAAGATAATGAGGTTTATGCACCAAACTATAAAGATGGTGAAACAGTTGCATTAATTCGTTATCCTCATGGAGGAACTTTCGAGATACCAATTTTAAAAGTGAACAATAAGCTGGTTGAAGGAAAGAGGGTTCTCGGTAATACTCCAGCTGACGCCATTGGTATTAATAAAAAGAATGCTGATAGATTGTCTGGTGCAGACTTTGATGGTGATACCGTAATGGTAATACCTTGTAATTCTTCAAAGAGCAAAGTAAAAATTACTTCTACACATTCTTTAAAAGGATTGGAGGATTTTGATACCAAGGATGAATATGGTCCAGATTCTAGTAAACCTGTAAAAGTAGATTCTAAAGGAAAAGAATATTACACCAGAAATGGTAGAACATACCAAAGAATGACAAATACTCAGACTGAAATGGGTAAGATTTCTAACCTTATTACAGATATGACTTTGAAGGGTGCTACTGAACCGGAATTAGCAAAAGCTGTTCGTCATAGTATGGTTGTTATCGATGCTCAAAAACATAAGCTTGACTATAAGCAGAGTGAAATTGATAACGATATTGCAACTTTGAAGAAGAAATACCAAGGTACAACAGATTCAAATGGTCACTATCATGAAGGCGCGTCTACTCTTATCTCAAGAGCAAAATCTGAAACTTCTGTATTAAAGAGAAAAGGAAGTCCTACTATCAATGAAGATGGTTCTCTCAGTTACAAAGAAGTTAAAGAGACATACACAGACAAAGATGGAAAAATAAAAATTCGTACCCAGAAGAGTACAAAGATGGCTGAAGTTAAGGATGCAAGAGAATTATCATCCGGCACCCCACAAGAAGAAGCGTATGCAAAATATGCAAATTCTATGAAGTCTTTAGCAAATCAAGCAAGAAGAGAAATGGTTAATACTGGAAAGATTGCCTATTCTGCTTCTGCAAAAGCAACCTATCAGTCTGAAGTAGACTCCCTTATGGGAAAATTAAATGTTGCTTTAATGAATGCCCCTCGTGAAAGACAAGCCCAGACTATTGCCAATGCAGAGGTTCAATCTAAGAAAAGAGACAACCCAGATATGACAAAGGCTGAAATTAAGAAGGCGAGTCAGCAGGCTCTATCGAAAGCCCGCAATTCTGTAGGAGCTAAGAGGACTTCTATAGATATAACTGATAAGGAATGGGAGGCTATACAGGCTGGTGCTATCAGCGAGAACAAGCTAACACAGATACTAAACAATACTAACATTGATGTTGTCAGACAAAAGGCTACTCCTCGTGCCACAACATCACTCAGTACAGCTAAACAGGGTAGAATTTCAGCTCTATCCGCATCTGGCTACAGTACATCTGAAATAGCCGAAGCTTTAGGAGTATCTACTTCAACTGTATCTAAGTATCTGAATGGAAAGGAGTGAACATAGAAAATGGATGTAACTAAGTGTGCATTGACTACAATTGACAACCCTTATGATCCGTTCGACCAGTTCACTGAATGGATGCTATATGATGAGGAGAAAGGCTATCACTCGACATCGTATCTTGGTCGCATCGCAAGGACATCGGATGAGCTATCGGATGAAGAGAATGACAAAGAGATCGAAAGAGCAATAGACGAAATCATCAAATATGATTTTAGAAACATATACAAAAAAGTGAAGAAAACACTAAATATTACACAGACTGCTTAAGGGTATAGGGGGGTGCATAAAAAACATACCCCCACCTATATCGCGGCGGTCTTTATTTTTTCCCCAGAGGGAAATTTTTGAAAAATGTTCTGACATATCAGCAGGGTTTTAAAGAGTTTATAGGATTATTACTGAGCGGTGGCTGGCTCATCTTTAAAGGTTGTCTCCTTTCATATACAAGAGTGTAGTAATAGTCTCTGTAAACTCTTTAAAACCCTGCTGAAACTTTATATAAAGTGTGCTGAAATTATTTAAAAGGAGGCGGTAACTATGAGGAAAGTTAAGCCAGACTCATCTTCTGATACTGCCAGTCAGCGAATGCGACCAGCAATCACACCAGAAGCAAGACAGAAACAGATGATCTCTCTTGCAACTGATTGTGCTGAGGATTTAATGAGGTCTGGTAAGGCACCATCGCAAATTATTGTTCACTATTTAAAGCTCGGAACAAAGCAGGCAGAGCTTGAATTAGAGAAGACAAAAAAAGAATTAGCATTAACAGAGGCTAAAACAAAAAGTATTCAATCTTCTGAGCAGGCAGAGGAATTATACAAGAATGCCCTTGATGCTTTCAGAGGATATAGTGGACAGGATTCACAAAGGGAGAGCGATGAATATGAGTGGGATGATTAAAACATATACAGAGCTTATCCGTTTGTCAACATTTCAAGAAAGATTTGAATATTTGAAATTAGATGGTTCTGTTGGAATAGAGACATTTGGTTTTGACAGATATTTGAATCAAGTTTTTTATAACTCAAAAGAGTGGAAAAGACTTAGGAACGAAATCATCGTTAGAGATAGAGGATGTGATTTGGCTTGCGATGGATATGAAATTCAAGGGAACATTATTATTCATCACATGAATCCAATTACACCAGAGGACATCATAAATAGAAATGACGACATTCTCAATCCAGAGTATCTGATATCAACGGTATTGAATACTCACAATGCTATACATTATGGCGATTCGAGCTTATTACCACATGCACCTGTAGAGAGAAGAAAAAATGATATGTGTCCATGGAGACATTAGAAGGAGGTTACTTATGAGTGAGGAAAGAAAAGAAAATCAGTCAGTACAGACAGCGGCTTCAGATACAAAGAATGAAAACATAAAAATTCTCGGTGTTATTGAGAGCTGCGGATATCTGAGAGTTAGAAAAGAACCAAATAAAGAAGCGGATGTTATAGCAACAATTCCTGTTGGTACAATGGTAGAACTTGTAAATGATGAGGTCATTGATGGTTTTTATGCTGTTCATATCGAAGCAGGAGATGGTTATTGTATGGCTGATTACATTCATATTACTTATCCTGAAAAGGAGTAATTATATGGCAGCAGATGAAATGAAAGACAGCATTTTATTATCAGTAAAAAAAATGTTAGGTTTAACAGAAGAGTATGATGCATTTGATTTAGACATCATCACGCATATTAATTCTGTTTTTACCATATTAACACAAATAGGAGTAGGTCCATCTAATGGATTTATGATTGAAGATAAAACTGCAATTTGGACCAATTTTATAAAAGATATGAGCCTTTATCATCTTGTAAAGTCTTATATGGTATTAAAAGTCCGATTACTGTTCGATCCGCCAATTAGTTCTGCAGCATTAGAATACTGTAAAACGCAAGCAAATGAATATGAGTGGCGGTTGAAAACAATGGCTGAAATTCAGGAGGTGATGGAAGATGGTAACAGCAACTCAGACTGAATCTGATGCGTCGCTTTCTCACCATGGTATCAAAGGTATGAGATGGGGTGTTCGCCGTTATCAGAACAAAGATGGCTCTTTAACACCTCGTGGTAAAAAGCGATATGACAGAGATATAAGAGATAATCTCGCAAAGAAAAAAGATAACAGAATTGATACAAGTCATCCGGATCCTAATAGATGGGCTAGGGAAGATTTAGAACGAAGTAAAAAAATCGTTGACACTAGTTCGGCTATGGTTCGCCAGCTAAAATCAATGGAAAGCGAAACGCGACCGAAACCTAAAAGAAAAAGTATGGATTTATCAAATATGTCTGATAAAGAAATGCGAGACAGAATCAACAGAGAGTTACTTGAGCAGCAATACCAAAAATTATTTTCGGAAGTTGAAGAGCCGAAGATATCTAAGGGACGAGAATGTGTTACGAATGTATTATCAGTAGCAGGTGATGTACTGGTGGTAACAGGTTCTGCTCTTGGTATCGCATTAAGCATTAAAGAATTGCGAGGTAAATAAGGAGTAAGATATGGCATTATCAAACACAGCCGTCCCGAAATATTACGGCATGTTTCGTGATGCCGTTATTCGAGGTGAGATACCAGTAAATAAGGAAATCTCTATGGAGATGAACCGTATTGATGATCTTATTGCAAATCCTGGAGTATATTACGATGATAAAGCAGTTGAAGGATTTATCTTATACTGCGAAAATGAATTAACGCTTACCGATGGTTCGGATCTGAATCTTCTTGACTCATTTAAAGTATGGTCTGAACAAATTTTTGGTTGGTATTATTTCGTTGAAAGAAGTGTCTATGAACCGTCGGAAGACGGTCATGGTGGGCATTATGTTAAAAAGCATATCAGAAAGAGGCTTATTAACAAGCAGTACCTCATAGTAGCACGAGGTGCCGCAAAATCTATGTATGGTTCTTGTTTACAGAACTATTTTCTTAATGTCGATATCACGACAACACACCAGATTACAACTGCACCAACAATGAAACAGGCAGAAGAAGTCTTATCACCTATTCGTACAGCTATTACGCGTTCAAGAGGACCATTCTATAAATTTCTTACAGATGGCTCAATAATGAACACCAGCGGTTCAAAAGCCAATAGAGTTAAATTGGCATCGACCAAGAAAGGAATAGAAAATTTTCTTACCGGTTCGTTATTGGAAATTCGTCCGATGAGGATAGACAAGCTACAGGGATTGCAGCTCAAGGTTGCAACTGTTGATGAATGGTTATCCGGAGATATCAGAGAAGATGTAATTGGTGCTATTGAACAGGGGGCATCAAAGGTAGATGATTATTTGATTGTTGCTATTAGCTCTGAGGGTACAGTCCGTAATGGAGCAGGCGATACAATCAAAATGGAATTGCAGGACATCCTAAAAGGTGAATATATTAACCCTCATGTTTCTATCTGGTGGTACAAACTTGATTCTGTTGAAGAAGTTTCAAATCCAGATATGTGGTTGAAAGCTAATCCAAATTTAGGAAAAACTGTCAGTTATGAAACATATCAGCTTGATGTTGAAAGAGCAGAGAAAGCTCCAGCTGCAAGAAATGATATACTGGCAAAACGATTTGGTCTACCAATGGAAGGTTACACGTATTACTTCACATATGAAGAAACTTTGCCGCATCGAAAAAGAGATTTCTGGCAATTGCCTTGCTCTTTGGGTGGAGACCTATCGCAGGGAGATGATTTCTGTGCATTTACATTTCTGTTTCCATTATCGAATGGTGCATTTGGTGTAAAGACACGAAATTACATAACGCAAAGGACATTAATGAAATTGCAGCCTGCAATGAGATTGAAGTATGAAGAGTTCATCAAAGAAGGCAGTCTTATTGTTATGGAAGGAACTGTCCTGGATATGATGGAAGTATATGAAGATTTGGATAACTACATTATTGAAAGCGGTTACGATGTAAGGTGTTTTGGGTACGACCCATATAACGCAAAAGATTTCGTAGAACGTTGGAAACAGGAAAATGGTGTATTTGGTGTAGAAAAAGTAATCCAGGGAGCTAAGACAGAATCAGTTCCACTTGGAGAATTAAAGAAATTATCAGAAGATAGAATGCTTCTGTTCGATGAAGAGCTTATGACATTTACGATGGGAAACTGTATTACTTTAGAGGATACTAACGGAAACCGTA